ATATAACTTCAGGTCGCAGCGCTCACGGATCAGATACTGCGTTACATTCTCCGCTACGGTGTTTTCAATGTCGATAAAGTAACTGGGCCTGTCGAACCCTTCTTCAATATCCCGGTCATTAACCGGATAATCTGGGAAATTGGCTTCTATGAGAATACTGAGCGCTCTGATTACATTAATAATCGTGTACAATTAGAAGCCTCCCTCCGACAAAAACTTATCCACAAACTCTTCGCACATCTTATTAAAAGTCTCCGGGAATGCCGCTGCCGCCGCACCAACAACATGACGGCCTTTGACATACTGCCCGGTATATTTCCATCCGCGCCGTTTTATCGTCCGGAACCGATGCCCGTATTCCAGCAGATGTGCATGCGGCGCCTTGTTATATACCCGGACCTGCCACTCGTTGCCATTCCACTTGTATGCCCTGCCACGCTTTACGCCACGCCTAAGATTGCCGGTTTTCTTCTTTGTTTTGGAATCATATCCAGCCTTCACTGACTTTGCCAATGCGCTGCCAGCGCGCTGGATAAAATTCCTCGCCTGTTTCGGAAACCGGTCATTGGCAGACTTGATGACATCTTTCTGAAACTCTGTTAATTCATGGTAGTCAAACTCTGCACTCATACCTTCACCTCACAGAACAGCTCCAGCCGTTCGTGGTCAAGATTCGGATCCAGAATATATAAGATATCATATCTTACACCGTCCGCCACCACCCACATATCAGGAGTGATATCGTTGCGGTATCTCAGCTTGATTTTGTGGGTAGTACGGCTCAGTGTGGTATCTGCCGCCCGTCCGGTCAGCAAACTGCCCGTCTGTGGGATGATGGCAGCGTATGTCTCAATGTATAGCGTATCCACTATGGGATACTGGCCCAGCGCATCCTTGGTCTGTGACCGGACACTGTGGTATATTTCCACGCGTTTATTCAGCTCGGTTGCAAGTCGGTTTGTTCTCCTAAGCATTGGTATCACCTTCAGACGGTAGCAGGTTGGTGCTATAGGTTCCGAGGATCTGCGCCGTGGTCGGATTGATCTGTGTTCCGTTCAGGGTAACCTGGCGGACTTCATACATATCCGCAGCCACAGTCAACACGGCCAGCGGCATATCCTCATGATCATCCAGATCTTCCAATGTCAGGCCGGTGTATTGGGCGCAAAAGCGTTTGGCCGCCGGAAGAATCACTGCCAGCAGGGTATCATCAGTGTTAGTGTCCACCCGCAGATAATTTTTTAAGTTGTCCACGGTCAGTTCACTTGTCAGCATAGATATCACCCTTTCTTAGCAGTTTTCTTCTTAGCAGGTGTCTTTTTCGGTACTTTCACCGGTTCTTCCTCTTTGGCAGCAGTCACGGCCTTAACGTAGCCCGCCCGCAGCAGGTCTTTTGCTGTCACATCGTCCAGCTCAACAAATTCCCCTTTGCTGGCGGCCTTGTCAATGGTCGCGAAGCTGCAGAGTGCTTCGTATTTAGCCATGATACCACCTCATTAAGCCATGGTCAGGACGGCCAGTTTCTGAGGTTCAACAACCTTGGAGTCAGCTTCAATCCAAGCGGTAATGCCGGTTGCATGCTGGGTAGCATATTTTTCATTCAGCACCTGCATCTGAACTTCCGGAGTGATCCGAACAGCCAGGCCGGAGAAATCACCAAATGCCAGAACCTTTTTGCCGGTAGCAATCGCAGGCATAGCATCGGATTCGTATACGTGATGGCCCAGCAAGGTGTAACCAAAGCCGGCAGCCAGATCCGGTTCCATGAAGAAATGCTGGTTGGTGTCTTTCAGTTTGCGGATGGCGGTCAGGGTGCTGGTGTTCATGATCCAGCAAGCCTTCGCGCTATCACGGAACTGCTGATGTACAGCCATAACAACATTCACCAGGTCTTCCGGAGCAATAGCAGCAGCTGCAGCAGCGGTCACATTGGTAGCACCAACGGTAACGCCGGTCATGTGACCAGTAGCGCCGGTACCATTCAGTAATTCGCCTTCCATGAATTTTGCAACAGCTTCAGCGACTTTGTTGATAGCATAAGCTACAACATCAAAGTCAGCGTTGTTGATCAGGCTGCGGGAAATCTTAACCAGGCAACCAGCCAGGTTACGGCCCAGGGATACAGTGGTGAAGCTGCCGGAATTCTCGGTCAGGTCAGTGAATTCAGGAGCATAAGCCATAGCAACGGAGCCATTGGTCTCGTCATATTTCGGGAATACTAAGTCACCTTTTACCATGTAAACGTCAGCAAGGCGCAGTACCGGGCTGATGTTTTTCAGGGTATCCAGGATTTTGCTGGAAATGCTCTTCGGCAGAACCACGCCGGAGGAACCGTCTACCATGTTGGCACGGAGTTCTTCACGGGAAGCGCCACGCAGGAATTTTTCGAAGGCACGAACTTCAGCGTCTTCGGAGTCTTCCTTCTTAGCTTCCTTCATGGGTTCAAAGCCGCGAGCTTCTTCAGCAGCCTTCAGGGTAGCGTCAATTTTGGCAATTTCAGCTTTCAGACCTTCAAATTTTTCCACTTCTTCAGTGGTCAGAGCGCGTTTTTCAGCTTCGGCAGCGCCAAACAGCTGGGACATCCGGTCTACAATGTCGTTACGTTTTTCAATAAGAGCCTTGAAATTCATTAGTTTTCTCTCCTTTTTACTTTAATTTAATAAATTCAAGCTGACGTTTTAAATCAGCCATGTCGACAACGTCTTCCTTTTTCTCTTTTTCCGGACCTTCCGGCGCCGGTTCAGTACGTTTTTCCGGCAGGATCACGTTGACCGGCTCGCTGATGTTCCGGAATTCCTTCAGGGATTCCTGTTCGCCACGCATCTCGATGCTGGTAGCGATATAGGCCGGAGTTACATCCAAGATACTGACTTCCGCAAGGTCAATGTCATCCAAGGTGCGCACACGCATACCGTCTTCCCTGGTCTTCCATTCGTCCTCGTTCATAAAGAAGCCGAAGCTCCATCCGCTTAATTCGCCAGCCTTCGCTTTACTCACAATATCTGCATCATGAACCAGCGCTCTGGCATATAAACCAATGTTATCTTCCTTTAGTTCCAGGACATCTTCCGTGGATCCGAGAGACCGAACGTGATTAAACATCAGGCCAACCGGATTCTTTCCCAGGGCTTTTGTAAATGTGCCGGGTTTCACAACCTCAACAAAAGGCCCACTGGCATCACGCAACACTCTGGATTCACGGCCTGCAACATTCACATAGCCGGTGATGAGCGCCGTGTTGTCAGCACGAATCTCAATCTGCATCAAGTTCCCTCCTTTCCCTGAAGATTGCCACCCAGCTGCGGCTGTTCGCCAAGCTTGTATGCGGCATTGGTATTAAGAGTGTAAATTTGTTTCTGCTCAGGATCATAAAGTACATCCCCCAGCCCAAGCTTCACAAAATCCAACCCTAACGGCGGCATGTTTTCCATCTTCCGGATCTCATCCACCTGTAACCAACCATTTTTAACAGCAATTTCGTATCCTTGGTACCGCTCCAGCATGGTCATTTTTAGGATGCTGGAGGTATCAAACAGGAAGAAAAGATTGCCTTTTTCTTTTTCAAGTAACAGGAATTTATTGAATGCGTTCTCCATTGCTGCCAAAACAGGCAACACACCAATTTTGACAGAAGTCAGGTATGTTTCGTGCGTTGGAGTACTGAATAAATCACTGGACAGGCCCAGCATGGAGTTGACCAGCGCACTGTTGGCACGTTTGTTCTCGTTCAGCTGGGTCTCTGTTGCCGTGTTGTTGGCAGATTCGAAGTCAAGCCCTTCGTTCAGCACCATAACATCATTACTGTTGTTATTTGTGGTCAATTTCCGCCAGGCATCTTTCAGCTTATCCAGCTGTTCCTGGCCGAGTTTGTACTTAGATTTCAGAAAGCCCTTACGCATTCCGCTGTTAGTGCTGGAATTTTCATACTTCAGCGCATTATACATGGCATAAAACAGTACAGGATTCTGATCCAGCAGGCCGATACCGGATACACCGTCAGCGCTCATCCGTGTGGCGCGCAGGATTTCAAAATCTTTGTAGGTGTTACCGTTAATCAGGAATTCTACCTGCTTGTGAATTGGATCCATGTTTTTACACGGCGACACTGCAGTATTTTCAACAAAATACAGGCCGTCAATCTGATTTCCGACCCTGTCCACATATGCATAGCCAGCGCCTTCCAGCAGATAATCGGTAACGAACGCCTTTTTGAACTGCACAGCATCCAAAATGTCACCGGTTTCCTTGTTCAGCAGGTCACAACGGTAATCATCCTCCACCTGTTCAGTGGTACCGTCTTTAATCTTAAACAGCCGAACAGGCAATGTGGAAATGGTTCCCGCCACGAATTCCACCGCAGCCGCCACAGCAGGAATGTTTAATGCTTCCTGCTTGGTAATGTGATATTCACCAAGAGCATTCCCGCGCAGATATTCGCTGAAGTTATCCGCGTCCATCATGCCCCGGTCCTCTTTTTTCTTCTTAAACAACCATTCAAACATCTTAATCCCCCTTAGAACTGCACAACCCAGTCCATGTACTGATTCAGCACAACATTCTGCTGGCACAGATATAATGCATTGATAAGTGCCACCACTTCATCCACCTTGCCGGTACTTTTCTTTTTGTTAACGTACCGGTTAAGGTTCGTATCATATTGGCAGCGGGCATTATCAAAATTTATCTCTAACAGCTTGTCCGGGTTGTAAACGACCTGCCCGTTTTCGACAAGTTCGCTCAGCCACTTGGTGGCCGGATGCAACACGGAGCTGTGCTGTTTAATTTCCACCGTTACATAGCCAGCTTCTTCCCATTTTTGGGCGGAACTGATGGCATTGTATCGGTCATAACCAATGGAATGGATCTTAACACCAAGGGTCTGTTCCAGATCCAAAACATACTTCTCAATGACGGAATAATCTACCGTTCTGTCACCACAAGCAACACAGGTGCCAGCTTTCACAAAATCATAGTAGTTAATTTTTTCCAGCCGATTCTTCTCATCAATGCGGCCTTCCGGGACAAATGCCATTGTCTTGAACAGCACTTTTTCGGAGGCCTCATCATATGCAACCATGGCAACGGCACAGTTATCATTAGACATTGATAAGTCAACGCCCAGATACACTTCCCTGCCATTCCAGTTGATAGGTTCATCACTCCGGCAGGCCTGCAGATCAGCAACAGCAATGTAAGTTTCTGTGCCAATACCCTGATAGATAATATTACAGTGCTTGGTAATGAAGTTTTCCCGCTTGGATTCCACCTCAATGGCCTGATTCCGCTTTTTGTGCAAGTCTTCCATGATTTCCGGCACATCCAGCGCTAATGGGTTCGCCTGTTCCAGTATTCCGTCATCCGTTGCCCAGTCGGTCTTGTTGTCAGGTTCATACAGCAATGCAAACAGTGTGTCATCATCTACCACGCCATCCAGCACCTGCTTGGCATATGTGACCTCATCCTCAAACGGATTTTGGATGGTGGGATATTTTGTTGAAATTACGAACCCAAGCTTATTCAATATGGTCAGCTGACCGGAGGCCATAGCCTCAATGGCATATGGATTCGGCAGCGCACCCGCTTCATCTACCAGGAATACGTTTGGAAGCTTGCCATCCAGCCTGCTGGTGCTGTAGTTCAGCGGAAAGTATTCTGACTCTGTGAGATTACATTTAATGGAATCCCGCAATACCTTGAATTTGAGTTTCCCTCCGTATTCACCGGACAGCGCGGGACTCACTTTTATAATTTCCTGGATGGCCGTCTTTACTTCCCTACTCAAAGCACCATCAGGGGCTACGCTGTAGAACTTGGAGAGCTTCGGTTCCAAAAAGAAGAGCAACAAGAAGGTGACGGCCACCAGGAAGGTTTTGCCGTTTTTGCGTGAGATCTCAAAAATCGCCCGCTCATACCGGCGTTTAGCCGGGCTCTCCCTATGGACGGTACAAAGAACAGCCACCAATAAAAGCCATTGGAAGCCGGACAGTGCGCTTTTTACTGTCTGCCCTGCACTCAGCCCCTTCGGCATAACAAAAAGACCCAGCAGACGTTCAATTTTGTCCACTCGGTCAGTGTCAATCACATATTTTTTTATTTTGTCATCAGCAATGCTCAGGAACTCACGGCACTGAAGTTTAACATATTTGGGAGCATTGATTTTACCGGAAACAACATCCTTTGCATACTGATATGCGGGATTTCTAAGCATTCAGTACCTTGATCAGGGGATCATCCGCTTTTTTGGAGTTCGCCATCAGCGATCCTATCTTACTACGTGCTCCCGGACTCAGGCAAAGCTCCTTACAGTACCGTATATACTGGTCAACATACGTTTTGCGTACCGTGTTAACGTCCTTATCAGTCAGCAGATCTGGCCGCTGCCGGATCAGGTCATCAATCTGGTGCAGCCTTGCTATTGTAATAGCGGCCTGCTCCACTGTCTCCCTGTCAGGTTCCCCAAGGATATCTGCCGGAGCCAGCACGGAGCACAGCCACTTATACGCCTTAGCCTCTTCC